TCCAACAGGCTGAATTCATTCGTCGTATCGCCAGCGCAGATAATGTAGGCAGCCGCGACCGCACCGCCATCGGTGCCGGTAAATGCAAGCTTGCCGTCGTTTGACTCAAACCGTACGGTCGCTGTGGATGCTGTGGGAGGAATCACCACCTGGGTGGCTACGTTGGAGCCTCCAAGGGTAAAGCGTACGACCTGCGGGAAGGCAGATCCGTCTAAAGTTTGGGCCATGATGGTCTCCGGTTAGGGGGTGTCTCTTCTGGGCAGGACTGCGATCTCTAAAGTAACCGATCCCTGGATCCAATCCGGCTGCACGCCTGTGACCATTCCGGTGGTTTCACTGTAGAGTCCGTCCCGCCCGATAATGTGTCGGGATGTGATGCTGACCAAATCACCCGGCACCAGCGGCGCATACCGAAGGGTTCGGGTGTTGATCTTGAGGTACTCGGGGATCCGGGTGTACCAGGTATGTGCGCGGGTGGTCAGGGTGCGCGAGTCTGCCAGGGCCTCAGCGGTGCCCGCGGCCCAACTGGTCATCGCGTCCGGTGTGTTGCTCGTTTCGGTGCCCTCGATGGTCACCGTGGCGCCGTTGGCCGCGATCGTTTTCTCGTATTTCTCCAGCCATGGCCGTGACCGCGGCGCGTGGCCCTTGAGGGAATACAGGGCCCCAAGGGCGTCCTGATTTCCGCCAACCCGGTGGTACTCCACTGGACAGTCTGGGTGGTATAGGTCGTGCCCTTGGATCTCGGTAATCCAGTCGTCGTCGATGGTGTCCACCAGGACCGTCTCATACGCGTAATAGTTGTAGGCCAGCCGGATAGATAGCTGGTCCTCATACTGGACCGGCCACATGTTGAACTGGCCAAGGCCCTGCTGAATCACCTGCAGCATATCGGGCACGGGTGCCAGGATGAACGGCGTCCACTTGGGATCCAGCCCATCGACCGCTGGGTGGTCCCCCATGCCCTTGATGTCCAGCGCGTTGATTAGATATAGCTCCAGCCCGATACCCCAAGACTTGGGCAGCGTATTGAATCCGCTGGTCTCCTCGTCCCCGTTGCTCCTGAGTATGCGGCCGGCCACGTTCCAGGGCTGGCCAGTGATCACTCCATAGGACCGCACCACGGTGCCGGTCGGGTAGACATCAGGGGTGCCCGCAGCCGCCAGGCCAAACCAATCCACGGATCCGGAGTTGGTCAACGTGCCGGCACCGGTTGATCCGCTTTTGGCTGACCAGATAAACCACCACGGTTTACGGTCTGCCGAGCCCTCCACATATGCCACGCCCACCGCACCCGTTCGGCCGTCTTTCTCGAATATGCTCAGGTCAGCAACCGGAAGCGGGTTGCCTCCACTGGTCCAGTCGCTGGATAGGGTCGTTGTGCTTTCGGAGTTGGTGAAGAATTGTTCAGGGTCTGTTGTGACATCCCCAACCGATGGCCGGGTCCGAACCACATCCCAGAAGTCGCGGCACCGCACCCACCAGGTATCTTGGTCGTGGGTGACATTATCCAGCATGCCATAGGCCACCGACTCAAAACCCAGGGAAGTCATACCGGCAAAGCCAACACGGATCCGGACGAACATCCCCCGCGACGGTACGAACGGCAGAGCATGCACGCCGGGCTTGGTGCTGGTCAATGAAAACGAAAAACCACCCGCTGAGGTGGTCCATTCCTGGAGCTTCACAGACTGTCCAGCGGTTCGCAGATCCCCGACATAATGGGCCGAGCTAATCGCGGTCACGCCTGGGACATAGGGGTGGCTGGAGAAAGTAGATCCGAAGATCGACGCCTCACCACCAGCCGAGAACCCGGTTGCCTCTGTTACGTCCGTCCATGCTGATGTTCCGACATCCACCAAGATAATCGGCTCGATCTGCGCCTCTGATAGGGCGGCACGCCAGGCGCTTGACCAGGTCATCAGCCACGCCACCACGTTGGGGTGAACATATCGGTCACCGTTGGATCGAGGCGCTCGATCGCATCCGACCCGGTGTCGGGCCCGTCCGGCGTGGTCGGGCTGATAACGCCGCCACGAATGACGGAATCCACAGACGTGGACTCTGTCATGGTTGTGGTGGTCGGTGCCAATGAATCCGCAGCATCTGCCAGGCTGGCCGCCCAATGAGGGTGCATAATCGCAGAGCATTCCCAAGTGTAGGATATTCGGTGGTCATGGGTCAGCATGGGCCGGGATAGCTCAGCCTCAGGGACATACAGAACCGGGAAAAAGTCCCGATGCCGCAGGACCGCGGGGTAGCTGTGGTCGTACCTGAGCGCACTATCCAGGGTGATATTGGACCGGGAGGTGGTCAGGGTAAAGGCGTCCAGTTTGTGCTCCTCGCGATTATTGCGGGGGCTTGGTCCGCTGATGTGCACGATGTCATCCGCGGCCAGGTCGGCGCTGGATTCCCATTTACGGAAGATGTTCCCCAGACCAGCCAGCGATGTGCTCCCGCGGTTCCATTCCCCAGCCGGTACGACTGCCACGGCCTTGGCTGAGTCGCGAGCAAATCCGAAGGCCTTGCCCCGTTCGGCATGGCTGCTGAAGCTGTAGAGATCCCGCGCCAATTCGTCATCGGTGAACCGCTCCAGGACTATCCGCACCGCGATCCCGCTGGTCCAGGATGTGCGCGAGGTGTACCCGCTCAGGGCCACCGTATCGGATACCCGCCGGATCGGGGTGATCTGGATGTCCGATATCGGCTCTCCGAAATCGACTTTCTCCAGGAGCCCAACCGTGCCCGCATCATGGGCGGTGGTCGGATAATAATACAGCGCCGGGTTTCCCATTATCTGCCCCCAAATATCGGCAGGGTCGCGCGTCCCATGCTTCCGAAGTGGCGCTGTAATTGGCGGCCCAAGGCGTCGATCGCGTTCGGATCGACCACGTTGGTGTGGATGTGGATGACAGGACCGCCACCACCACCGCCCATCGATAGCATCTGCCGGGCACTCTGAGGCACCGCGCCGGATGTCGGCAGGATCCGCTCATTGGCATGGACCAGGGCCATCCCCGTCCGATTGACCACCCCGCCGGTCTGGAATGCCATACCGCCAGCCAAGCCCAGGAGGCCACCGATAGCGGCACCCACCGGGCCACCAACTGCAAAGCCTACCGCGGCGCCTGTAGCGGCACCCCCGGCAGCCTTGCCGGCCTCTAATACGTCCAGGCTCCCCTCCTCATCGATGATACCCCCAGAGATGGCAGAGATCACGGCGCTGAATGACCTGGAGAAGAAGGACACGATCTTATCCCATACGGACTTGAAGCCCTCCACGAATCCCTTGGCGAAGGCCATCGGCATCCGGACCAAAAAGGCGAAGGCGATCTTGGGGGTAGCCTGGATGATTCCGGCAATCAGCGCCGGGACACCCTCACCGATAAGCCGGGGAAAGACATCCCCAATCACGTCCGGCAGTTCCTGCAGGAGCACCTTGAAGCCCTCCACGAATCCGCGCACGTTTGCTTCCACCAGCGTGGCCATTCCACCCTGTTCTGCCTGTTCCTCCAGCGTCCGGATTAGATCCCGGTTGGCCTTCATCTCTGCAGCGCTGCCACCGGACTCGCGAAGCCTGGCGCGCTCATCCTTTGCCGCTTCAAGCTCCGATAGGGTTCTGTCCTGTTGTGCGGCTGCCTGTTGACCCAGACCGCCCAGCGCGCTCACCGCGGCACCCTCCGGGCCAAGACCGCCAATAAACCCACCCAGGTCGGTCATGCTTTGAACCATACCCTGGACGCCCTTAGATATAGACTCCCGCAGAGCCATCCACATATCGGCTACCGCGGCCTCCATTGCTGCGATGGTCTCAGCGATCCCGGCCTCGATGCCTCCGGCGATTGACTCAATAGAAGCCAGGTCTTTGGACATCTCCCGGCTGATTTTCTTGAACGCCTTGGCAATTTCGACCTTTTCGATCTGGTCCTTTGCGCGGCGCGCGTCGACGATCAGCGCATCAAATGCCGCTTTGCGTGACCGTCTGGCGTTGTCTCGCGCGCTTTCCAGGGCCGTCAGGAGGTTGGCCGCCTGGTCCAACTGGGACACAGGGAACGCCTTTTTTACCAGGCCCTCCACCTGCTTTGTGAGGGCATCAAGCTCCTTGGCCCCTCTGGACTTTCCGGTCCCCTTAGGGGCAATCGTGGGGGCGGCCCCTTTGACGGTGAACGACCCCGTATCGGCCCGGCCAAAACCAAGCTGCTCCCGCAGGTCATTCAGCGCGGACTGATTGACCTTGATCTCTGCCTCAATCTGCAGGGCTTTTTCTAGTTCTTCCGCCTTTGCGCGTATTTCATCAAATACGTCTGAGGCCTTGTTCATCTCACCGATTCGGCCGACCAGTAGCTGCATCTCCATTCGGTTCTGTAGAAACGCCTGCTCATTCTCCAACAGGGCCACCTTGGTGTCCCTCAGGGAGGCCTCCCACGCTCTCAGGTCTGCCTCTGCCTGCTGGGGGCCCTTCTCACTGAATGCCCCTCCAAGGGCTACATCAAGCTCCAAGAGCTTTAGGACGATCTCACCAATGACCACCATCACCTGCTGGAACATCCCCACCACCGACCGAACAGCGTTCTCGATGACGGGGACGATCATCGACACCGTCATAAGTGACTGGGCGATCCGGATTGTGGACTGTGCGATCGTCATGAATGACTCCACCAGTTCGGTGGATAGAAAGCCTGCCCATTCTTTTGTGGCGTCTTGGCCTTCTCCGATTTTCTCCAGCAGGACGATTACCGCGGCCTTGGCATGGGTAAACAGCCCCGCGTCTGCGATCTCCTTCTGAAACTTGAACCACGCATCAGCCAGGTTTGAAAGCAGGCCGGAAAACGTGCCAGCCAGCTTGTCCGTACCGCCCGCAATCGTTCCCTTCGGATCCGTGAAGACCTCAAACAGGGCCGCCTGAAAATCCTTGGCCGACATCTCCGTGGCCTTGATCCCGGTCTGGAGTTGAACCAGGTTCATGATGCCACGATCGCGGAGTATATCAGCGGCGCCAGCACCACCGGCAAAGGCACGGCCCACCGCCTGAGCGGCCTCTACCAGGTCCATATTCATAGACCCGGCCAGGTCCATGACGGGCTTCCGCCACTTGTCCGCCTCCACGCCGAAGGCTACCAGCGTAGCCTCTGCCTCAACAAGCTGCCCAAGCTCAAACGGGGTAGTCGACCCGATTTTAAACAGCTCATCCAGGCGGTCCCTGGCTGCTTCTGTGGAGCCTAACAGGGTAGATAGCCGTGCCTCGAAGCTCTCCATCTTTGCGCCCACCTGAACAGCGGAGACGCCTAATCCCAGGTAGGCCTTGGCCAGGGCCTGAGCCCCCTCGATCGCTTTGGTCATGGCAGCGGCACCCATGCCGCCCATGAACCCCGCCATAGCGCTGTTATCTTTGTGGGCTTTCTTGGATGCGGTGCCTACCTTATCGGTAGAATCCGCAACATCATCAAGCCCATCGGCTGCCTTCTTGGCCTCATCGTCCAGGCTGGCCAGCGCTTTCTCAAACGCGGCCACGTCCTTGTCCAAATCACCAACGCTGCCGGCTGCCTTCTGCGCGGCCAGCGCCATTTTTAGCAGAGGGCGGGACGCCTCGTCCCGTAGCTTCAGGATCTTCTGGATGGTGTCGCTGGCCATGCCCTACCCCCTTAGCCGGACTTTAGGCAGACCGTAGGAAATACCGGGGACCCGCTCCGCGCGAGGCGCTCCAATAGCTGCGAACTGGTCGCGTCCGCTTGCTGGTAGCACATCATTGCAAAACTGATTTCCCATACCGATAATTCAAGTACCTCGTGCGGCCAATGGCCCGTCTTGGTCGCCAACATCCACACCCCCAGCAGGAGATCCGGCTGGTTCTCGAAAGGAGCGCAGCCGTTCGGCTGCTCTCCCGTCGTCGGTGCTCAGGGCCATGATGGCCGTGAAGCATTCAGTAACCACGCCCGCAGGCAGACTGTTTACACACAGCACCCCCGCGTCCGGGTCCTCCCGCTTGGGGTCGATGACCAGCTTGAGAGGCTCCCAGCTTTCGCCGTCCTCTGAGACCGCGGTGATTCCCGCGGCCGCGGTGGCGTCCTGTAGGCCTGCCAATTGCTCCGCTTGCTTGGGTGTCACCTTGTTTAGCACGTCCTGAGGCGTGGCCCCTTCTGTGCTCTCCTGTGCCGCCTGTGCCGCGCTTGTCATTGCCAAGGCCGCAAAGCCGACTTTGGCCAAGTCAGCGCTGCAGACCTTTCGTACTTTCCAGTGCATGCCAGCCGCCTCCACCGTGTCAGTGGCTGCGGACTGGATCGCGTGAAGTATCGTTGTCATGTTGTGCCCTCCCCAGAGCTAAATCAGCCGCCCGTGGCGCTGCTGTTGGTGTTCACAATTGCGATGCTCAGGCCCTCGTCCGACCCGTCAGACTCACCCACGAAGGTGAGGCTTTGGGAAACGATTCCTGCGCTGGTCACCGGGTCGCTCGCCTCCGTTAGGTAGGCGTTTTGGAGTGTGAAGGTCGCGCTGAGCGATCCGCTGCTGAAGGCGATAACCACATCGCCCTGGGTGCCGTTCAGGAGCGCCGAATACAGCGCATCCTCCACTTCCAGGGTCACGGACATCTCCACCGACTGAAAATCAGACCGCTTAGGCTCTTTTGTGACCGCCGATCCAAGGAGTTGCCGACGGGTCAGGTTGTTGTTGACCGTCACAGACATGTCCACCAGGTCGTAGTTCGCGCTATTGAAGCTCAGTTGACCCGCGTGGCTATGGAGCACAGCCGTATCCCCGGCACCGTATGACGGCGTGGCGGCCGTGCCACGGGTGGCGGATGTCTCGGCGATGATGTCCATATCCAGCGACATCACACCGCCGGACGATACCGAAAAGCTCCCAGAATTCACTTTACAGCCCTCGAAGATCTCCGACGTGCCAGAGCCGCGCACGTTTTCGATCGTCAAGCCAGTGGGCAAGGTGCCCAGGGTGTAGGTGTGGGTGTACGGGCTGGATCCGGTGGTAGCGGAGGCGCCCATCAGATGCTTGACCCACATGCCGCAGTTTTCATACGTTAGCTCGATACTGCAGGTTCCACCTGCATTATCGGCCTGTACGTAGCTGGACCGGCGCATCGCACCCGCGGCGCCTGTCCTCAGGTTGGGACGTGGGACCCGCTCAATGGTCCGCAAGAGGTTGGAGCTAATAGCGGGGCGCCAGTTCACGCGACTAACGGCCGTGCCCCAAGTCGATTCCTCGCCAATGCCCAGGGCCGCGCCCCGTCCGTGATAAATGCTAGCCATGATGGTCTCCGATTAGGGGGTGGGTGCTTTGATGGTTTGCACCTTGAAAGTACAATGGAAATTGAGAGTCCGGGGGCCGGTGGTGGTCACCTGCAGGGTCAACACATAGTTGGCAGTGGATGACCCGCCCTGGATAGGTGTCCGGATCCACGCGGGGTGGAGGGTGCGCATGTCGCCTGTGATGGCCATGGCGCTGGTGGTGTCTGTGCCGTCCGAATGCGTCACCGTATAGGTGGCCGTTTCGATCTCTTCCAACAGCCGGGATCCGTTCCCTGGCGTGCGCCGTTTCAGCAGCACCGGGAGCAGGTTCCACCACACATGCTGTATCTCGTTCGGTGTCTTTGAAAACTCCAGCCGGGGATTCTGGGATCCCGCTGGCTCTGGGCGCGCGGTAATCACAAGCTCAGACCCTGTACCGGGGGCACCGATTTCGATGTAGGCGTTTTTTGGGGTGCCTCCAAAACTGAATGAGCTGGCGGCGCTGGATGGGTCCGAGTCGTTGTCCCAGTAAACCCAGATGTTGGTGGCCGCTGTGACGTTTGGCGAGACCCAGTTGTCCACTTGGATTTTGCCCGCCTTATTGGAGTGGTTCCAGGAGTCCAGTTGATACGTCAACAGGGCACCCGTGCCATCGGTCACGCGGATGTCGTTTCCGTTGGTCATCACGTGGTCCCAAAACGCGGGCCAATCAGCCGGTATCGTCGCCTCGATTTCCACCGTGCCGGCGCCCGCGTGGAGGTCCACAGCTATCGGGGCGCGTCGCTTCCATGCTGAGTCGTACCATGCCATGCCTAAGCTCCTGCGGTCTCAGTGTAACGCACGACCAGTTGCAAAATACAGAGCCCCAAACCGGGTCGATCCAATTCCTGGCCGTCCAAGCTGGACGCGCTGATCTCGATGTCGCGCACGTTGCCACCCAGGCTGCGGTCGGCCTCCAGGGCTCTCATGATGTCATCCATCAGATCGACCGCCTCCAGTGCTGCATTGGCTGGCGTGCTGTTCTCGGCTGCGGTCCACGCTTCGATCTGGCAATTCATGGTCCGATCGTAGCGGGTCAGCACCGTGGTGCCGGGGGTCTGGGCGGTTGTGACGTTCAGAAAATAGACGTAGCAGCCGGGGATCCGGTGAGGCTGGAACGCTTCACCCAGGACCACCTGGTCCGCTCCACTCAGGTCAAAGGTATACGACCCCGACCCGTTGACGTTTTTGATCTGTGTCTGGATGGCTGCCAGGATCGTGCGCTCTTTGCTCATCGTCCACCACCCAGGACGCGCGCGATCTCATCGGAGATTACCCGGTCTGCTATTGGCTCGATGTGCTCCAGCGCGGGCTGCAGGAACGGCCGCGCTGGCATGTTCATCTGGTACGGCCCCACCTGGAACGGATCGACCCGGCGCCCGTAGACTACAGACCGGGTGTGCCTGCGGACATCTACCGGCCCGCCTTCCTCATGGATGCGCGCATACGGCACCGCACCGAATCCAGACGGGCCCTTGCCACTGCTCAGGATTACGTTGACTCCATCAGAGTCCGTTACCGCCGTGCCGTGTAGGGAGTCCCTCAGCGCGCCAGTCCGGACCCGGAGGCCGCCGGGCTTATTGGTCACACCGAACATAGCGTGCCGTTCACCCTCTTTGGCGAGCCCTTTTGCGGCCGTAATCAGGCCTTTCTTGATGGCACCCGTCCGGACCATTCGCTTCAGGTGCGCAGCCCACTGCTCAATCGTTATTGCGGTCGCCATCAGGCCACCCAGGCGGTGGCCAGGCGATGCGCGGCCAGGGCCTCTTTAACTTCAGGCAGCAAGCCCAGATCGCGCACCGCGATCGAGCCCCCACCCTGTGAGATGTTGGTTCGCCCGATATGGTCCCGGGCGTTGTACCAGTGCGCCACCTGCATACAACAGGCATGCACGATGGAGTCGGGGATCGTTGCCCAACCCAGGACCGCTACCACCTTGATTCCGCGCTTGACCTTAGACCATGCATCGGTGGTGCCATCGTCGTCCAGATACACGATCCCTTCGTCCCCGTAGACCGTATAGTCCCCGGACGGTATCAGGTCGGCAGACCCATAGAGCCGATCGTCGGAGTCATGGATGCTCGTAACCGACTGAATAGGGTGCACAGGCAGACGCAAAGCACGCCCACCTGGTCCATCCAGGATCAAGGTATACGACGTGTCCTCGATGGTGGGATCTCCGGAGGTTGGCCACGGCGGCCCAAAACCAAGGTATGACGCAAAAACCGAGTCACACCGAGCGATCAGTGTGTCCAGCGTCGTGTCCTCAGTGGTCCCGGTCAGGCCGCGAATATACGCGCGAACCTGTGCCGCCGTGGCTATGGCCATCCCTTACCCCTCAGCCTTGGCAGGCTTAGCGGCCTTGGTGGCCTTGGCTGGCTTGAGCCATGCGGGGACCTCGGCATCCTTGGATACCTCGATGTCCCGCACCTCTCCGGGGGTCCAGTGTGTGCCCGCGGGCCACTCCCCTGTAGCTGTGCTTTTGAGCTTCATCATTCCCCCTTCTTCGGCTTAGACGGCGCGGCCCGTCGCTTTGTTGGGCTCTTGACCGCGCGCGTCTTGGCTGGCTTGGATGGTGCCGACCCTACAGCCTCGAAAGCATCACCGAAGGTGTCCAGAAGGTAGGCAGCATCCTTATCGGATACCTCCCGTTCCTGGCCCTTGGTGAACCGTCCGATCGGACCATTGTATAGGTCGGTGTGGGCAAAGCCCTTGAACTGTAGAATCGGCATCTTTCACCCCTAGCTGGTTGCGACGTTGTAGCCGTAGGCCACTGACTTGTTGCCGTTGGACATGTCGATCAGGCAGCTACGGCGTGTAGCAACGATCTCCACCGTACCGGCAACAATTTCGCGGTCGATGTCTACGGTGTGGGCCTTGTAGTTACCCATGCGCCAGCTTGGACGGTGGACAATGACGTATCCGGACTTGATATCATCGGCGGGTGTGCCTGAGTGGACGCCCGAAGCGTTGAGATCGTCGGTCATAAACCCACTTACCAAGATGTCCATTCCGCCAAGCTTACCGATGGAGCCATTGAGGATACCAGCGGCTGGGCCGAACTTCTCAAGGGTTGCGGTCTGCTCAAGTTGCAGAAGGTACTTGGTCATCACGATCGGGGACACCACCATCAGCAGATCGTCGGATGCCTGATATCCGCCGCCCAGCGTGGACCGCGTGGTCAGGATGTCCGCATAGTTCATTGCGTTGGCATCTCTGCCGGTGCTGGCATCGAAGGCCGCCGCGCGGAATCCGATGAAGGCCCGGCGATGGTCGGCAGCCGTGGAAGCCACTGAGGAGGTGTTCCACCGGCCTGAACCATCCCACAGCCGCGGTGATGCGGTCGTGTGTAGATCGGCGTGCGCGTCCGTTGAGTCTCCGTTTATGCAAGCATCCTCGATGGCATGACCCAGGGCCGTGGCCAACTCATCGCGAAAATAGTCCATCGCTGCCACGATTGAATCGGCGGCGGTGTCTTCGTCTGCGGTGATGCGTGCGGCAAAGCTCTTGGCGGTCGCGCTGATCTGGTCGGTCGTGCTGTCGCTTGCGGTGATGCTGGACCATGTGGCGGCCGACTTGAGATAGGGCGCAACGGCTGCCGAACTGAAGGGAATCTTCAACTCCTTGCCGGGCATGGCGAAGGATGGCAGCGCCGCTTCAAGGGCGGTCGGCTGGTACAACTTCCGGCCAAGCTCAGGCAGAAAGACATCGGGCACGAAGTCCGCGCCGACGCTGGAAGCATCGGAGAACACGCGCTTAATAATGCCGGGGGCCTTGTCCATGTGGTCCGCCAGCTTGGCGTCCAGAGATGCGGAACCCTTGCCGGACTTCGTGAGGAGTCGGCAGAAGTTGCGATCATCGACCAGGCGCTTGAATTCAGCATGCCACTCACCGCGATCGGTCTCATCGGTGCATAGGCCAGCCATGTCCACACTGCCGTCCTTGTTGATAAAGCGGCGCAAGGTGGCCTCTTTCTCACTGACGGTCTCCACGCGGGGGGCTGCAGACTCTGCGATCTGCTGTTGGATCGCCTTCATATCTGTGGCCATTTTCTCAATGACCTCAGTGCGAAGCTCGCGATCGGAATCGGCGAGGCGCTTTTGCTCTGCTTTGATGTCGGCCAGGGCCTTGAGGGCCTCCTGGCGGTTGGTGATGTCGGACATGATGTCTCCAGATGTTGCCCCATGGGGGCGGGGTTTAGTCGTTGTCGAACAGATCGGCCCACCCATCGCGGGCCACCTGTGCGGGGTCTTCAGTTAGTGCGGAATCCACAGCGGCCTGGACCTGGGAGTCATACCCAAGCAAGTCCAGCAGGGTAGCGCGCACAGTGGCTTCAAAGGCGTCTGTGCTGGCTTCTGCGGGCTCGGTGGTATCAGGGGCAGCCTTGGCGGGTGCGAGGTCCCACAAGTCCGTCTGGGCGGCCTCCTCTTCTGGGGCTTCTTCGGCCTCTGCGGGTGGCTCCTCTGTGGGCTCATCCTCCTTGGCCATGGTGATGGTCACCGTGTCTTCGTCCTCGGTCACGTTGAGGATGTGCCGCTGGACCGGGTCGGGCTCAAGTCCCCACATCTTTGCGCGGATGGCCACGGCCTCGGGGTTGGCTGGGATGCTCACCGCTGATATCTCCAGCAATTCGTTACCGGTCAGATATTGTCCGGACTTGCCGGCCGCGGGGTGGTCTTCGGGTAGTTCTTTGCGGGGTGTGCTGGATGAAGGGGCAAAGCCCACTGAGACCGCCGATAGAAAGCCCTCCTTGAACTGCCTTGAAACGGTGGCGCCCATGCTGCCCGGGTCCGAGTCATCCCACCGGATAGAGGCGATCAGCGAGTCCCCGTCCATGCTTAGGTCCGTGACCTTGCCCACGGGCGGCTGGCTGTAGTCGTGAGACCAAACCACCACGGGATTGGCGGCGAACCGCTCCAGCTTCCAGTCAGGTGCGACCACATCCCCATAGCGGTCCACCGACGGGGTAGACGCGATGACCTTGGTGGTACCGTCGTTGCCGGTCTCGGCCCTCATCATCCAGGTCTTGAATACTCCAGACATTTAGCTCACTCCTTCCACGAATGGCACGGCAACGCACCGACAGTTTACATTCTCGGCAGCGCTGCCCATCTGCCCCGGCCCGTTACCGGTGGCACCTGATGGGCTCCTGAACTGACCATCTACGGGCACGCGGTCGCCGTCCAGGTCAATGTGCGAATCCCTGACCCGGCCATCCCTGGCGCTGAGCCATTCCTTTTGCAGCTTCACCCCTTGGCTCTCTGCATCCTTCATCGACGCGATCCCTGCCTGATTCATCAGGGCGGTGGTCTCAGTGCGCGCAATAACCATGGCCCGGTTGGGGCTGAATGTGGTCGACTGCAGAATCCGTTGCTGGATCTGTTGCCGGCTTAGGCCATCCTCAAGCCCGCCCACGATGGTGGCGCGTACCTGAATCTTGGTTGTGGCCTGGATCTCCTTGATCATCGTGGCGGTGCGCGCGGTCACCAGATCGCGGATAACGTCCGCGCTGAGGTCCACATCGACCGGCAGCGAATCCGACGCGGCGTTGATGGCGTCGGCCATCATCGACCGGAACAGCGGCCGGAATATCTCCAGTATCTGCTCCCGCTCCGCAGCCGCGTCCAGGATCTTATCCAGGGTTACATCATCGATCGCGCGCTTGACCGGCACCGCGCCGGCCTTGGTGCCTAGGTGCTCTTCCACCCGCTTGGCAACGCGGGCGCCGGCCGCCATCAGGTAGCGGCGCATATTCAACGCGATCCGGCGCTCATTCGGCTGGTGCTCTTTCTCGATGAACGCGCGCCATGTGTCCGCGCGGCCCTGCTCAGTCTGTGGTGCCTGGTACGATCCCCCGCCATCGAGCACCAGCCACCGCGCCAGCGGGTCCAGGCGGCGCTCCTGATCTTCCGGCTGGGGCTCTGCCTCCGGTGTTGGCGCAGACTCTGGGACCGTGTCCTGGGTGATTTCGTCAAACCCTTCCAGGGCTGCAGCCTCTGCCAATGGGATCCCCATCAGCCACCAGGATTGGACCCTTGAGACCCTGGCGTCCCTGGATTCCTGCAGGGCCTCAACCCCGCTGAAGTCGTGCGAGACATGCACATCCGCAGAGTCTGAGAACATGCGAGCCAGTCGCGTAAGGGCTGAGTCTACCAGGGCAGCCTTGGACTTGAGGCTCTCGAAGTACCTTTTGGCCTGTTCGCGTGCGGTGGCATAGTTGGCGCTGGGAAGCCCGATTCTGGTGGGCGGGACCCCGATCGAGGCCATCACGCTTTGCCTGACAAGCTCCCGCGTAGCCTGGTATTCCATGTCTCTGGGCGACCATGAAAGCGGCGTGTAGCTGACACCGGACCCCAAGAAAAGGGCAGCCCCTTGCTTGGACATGCGGCGATCGAAGGCCTCGCGCATGACCGATATCTGCTGTTGGCTCCAGGTGTCGCCCTCTGATGCCGGGCTGAATATGCCGGTCGGCTGGCCATGGTCGGCACTGTTGGCGGCCAGTTCGGCGGCTTTCTTTTCGGTGGTCAGGTCATTGGCCAGGGCTCGGATCGCCCCGTTGCCATACAGCCCCTTGGGGCCGTCCTCCCAGGATACCTGCCTGATGTGGAGCACCTGGTCCCAGCCGTACCGGACCACCTTGCCGCCCTCGTCATATTCATACGCGGCCGGCTGGCCATCGGCAGATGGAACGACCGTGACCCGCTCAGGGTGTAGCCGGATAAGGGCGGCCGGCTCTGTGCCTGACAATCCGACCAGTAGATACGCGTCCCCAACCAATACCAGGTCCGTGACCAACTGCCTGCGAGCAAGAACACCTGACATCCTGGACGTGGGCTGGTCCAACAGGTCCAGGACCGGGTGGTCCTCGATGGGCTCGGCATCTTTGCCGCGGCCCTGGGTCACCCTGATGGGCAGCATAGAGAGGTCATCGGCCACGGCTGACACGCTGGCCTGTACCCATGGGAACGCCGCAAGGGCGCTCATGCTGTTGATGGCACTCATGCCTGGCGAGCGCGCGCGGCCGTCTGCGAAGTCGGCCCCGGCCACGTGGCTGGTGTCTCCATCCGGGCGCACCTCTACCAGCTTCAACGCGCGGAGAACGCGGGCCACCCACGTCTCCCGGAGCACCAGCGAGGAGTCAGCCACGTTTCGAGGGTAGCGCAGTCGGACTATATGGGCAAGCCATACAATCGGATCCGCATTGCCAACGGCTACCCCACAGCGAACCCTCCAGCCGTCCCCAGCTTGGTGACCAGGTAGCGCATGGCGTCCAGGAGGTGGTCAGCCTGGCGGGGCTTGGGCTGGTCCCTGGCCTCACCTGTGCCGCGCTCATCCCACACATAGCCCTCGATCTCTCGGATGAAGTTAGAGCACGTAGCGAACACCTGAAGGCCGGGCCGGCCCTCCACATCCGGCGCCAGGCGCTCGGCTATGGCGTTGATGCCACGGGCCACCGAGCCCTTTCCCTTCTTGGCCGCTGAGTTGGCCAGCCCATGGTCCCGCGCCAGGGCCAGCCGTGCACCCCGGTCCTCTGGGTCGCACACGATCCACTCCGGCTGCCCCCACTTGGCGATCAGTGCGTGGATGGCTTTGGCATGCTCGCTGAGCGTGGCCTGGGCTCGATAGTGCTCATCGACCAGCACCAGGCGGTCCCGCTTGTGGTCGAGGGCACAGACCACCACGGCCGTCGGCGCACGGGTTCCGAAGTCCATCCCCAGATAGATCGGCCAGTCCTCTGGGATCGGATGGGGCTCGATGACGTGCAGGTGCCTGGCCCAGTCCTGATAGACACGGCCCTCCAGGGTGGTCCACTCACCACGGGCACGGGCGGCGCGCTCGTGTGGGCCGTACTGCCTGAGCAGGCGAGCCAGGGCACCCGGTGGAAGGTGGGGGTTATCCTCTCCGTGGATGTAGTGGACGCGCACCTCCTCGGAGGGCTGAGCTATCCAGCGGTCATGTAGCCAGGTCATCCCCCGCAGTGGGGTCATGCTGAACAGCATCCTCCCGCGTCTATCCACCAGGCGCATCAGGCACTCATTGACCACGCCCTGATCTCCGGGCTCCTCGTCAAACCAGCACAGGTCCACGGCGCTGCCCTGGAAGGACTCCCTGCCAGCCGCCACGCTTAGAAATATGATCCGACCGCCGCCAGGTATCTGGACCTCTGCCCGTCCGTAGCCCTCCCGGTTGCGCCACTTGCTACCCGCCGGCAGGTACTCAGCGATGGCAGGGCGCATGTACTCCCGCCCATCAGGCGAGTCGAGAGCGATGGCCCACACGGTAGCGGGCCGGTCGGGTAGCACCTCTGGGTCTATGTCATTGATCCGGCACCAGCGCGCGGCGTCAGGGTGATTCCTGCCCATCGCATAGGCCACACTGAACATCGCGGATCCGCGTGTCTTGCCTGCCCGGTTGCCTCCGCACACCACGGTCACCAGCGGGCCAAGCTGCTGGAACGCGCGGCGCTGAGACGTGCGCGGCAACGGCTGGTCCCATAGCCGGGCATAGGCCAGCGGGTGGTCCTTGCGGTGCTGCTGTAGGCTCTGAAGCTGACCGAGCAGAGGAGCCAGGGCGGCTGCGGTGGTCATGCTGGCACCGCGTCCAGGGCACGGCGTCCGGTCGGGGTGGGTCTGAGTCTGGCACCGTACGCCATCAGCCCCCGCTGTTGGAGGGCATACACGGCCGCCCGCACTCGGGTCCAGTCCTCGTCCAGGTCAGCAGCCAGGGAACGGATCGACCACTCACCCGGATCCGATGCGGCCCATACCAGCACCCGCCATCGAAGGGTCCCGCGTTTGAGCATGGGCGGGGCGGTCATGCTGCCCCCTCGTCTGTCTCGATGACCTGCACCCCATGAGCAAACAGGGCCCCCAGGTGATGCCGGATCCGGGCCTCTGCGATCTGGATGTACTCGGGCTCACGCTCGATGCCGATAAAGTCGAACCCCTCAAGCATGGCGGCTGCGCCCGTGGTGCCTGAGCCCATGAACGGGTCGAGTATGACTGAGCCCCGCTGCCCGCCTACCAGCTTGCACAGCCAGCGCATGACACCTAGCGGCTTCACTGTGGGGTGGTGGTTCTTCACCCGGTCTGCGGTGCGGCCGGCCCCAGCTCTGGGGCTCTCAAGTCCTGCGGTGCCCTCTGTGCGGTCGGTGGCCTCTGCACCCGTGCGCCCTGGTAGCCGCTCGCATCCCGCCTCACGTTCTGCCCTCGATGGCTTGGGGCAGGCGTACAGGTTTGCGGGCCAGCGGCCGGCCGAATCATACCGCACGGAATCTGGGTGGTCCTTAGGCGGCCTGTCGCCGCCTGGTATCTGCTGAGGCAGACCACGATGGTCCGCGCCCGCCGTGCTGTGGCTCTCGACATCGCTAGGCCCAGGCCACGCCGGATCCCCATAGGCATAGCGGGTGCCGTCAATATTGAGGGCCCCGGTTCCGTGCTCCAGGACATTAGCGGCCACGGTCCCGACTATGGGCTTGCGTGCCAGGATGGCGGGCTCATGGGCAGGCTTGAGCGCCGTCCCGAATCCCTCCCAGGTGCGCGCGTCCTCGGTGGCGGGTGCTGTGATCTTGTGGGTTGCGCCGTCTGAGTGACCGTTGAACGCTGAGCCATTCTGACCAATGCCAAACGCTGGACGCTCCGACAACACCTCACGCTCAGCCCCCGCCGCCCGGTCAATAGCCTTTGAGACATCGAGGGACTTCGGGAACCCCTGCCACTGCACCCACGCGATAGAGTCCCGGATCTCAAAGCCAGCGTCCTCGATGGCACAGGCCAGCCGGTGGACCGTGCGAGTCCCACCAAAGGCCACCAGATGCCCCCCAGGCTTGAGCACCCGCAGACAAGCCCGCGCCCACTCCACCCCAGGCACAGCACCGTCCCAGGCCTTGCCCATGAACCCGCCACGGGACCGGCCCGCCTCGATGTCATCCCAGGTGCGCGCCTTGCCGTCAGGGCTCAGCCCATAGGGAGGATCGCAGACGATAGCGTCCACGCTCTCAGGCTCCATCGAGGCCAGGACCGCCAGGCAGTCCCCACGGTACAGTGTGGCGCTACTCATCGATCATGCCTAGGCCCGCTCCATCTCAGCACCCCAGTGGACAACCCTCTGGAGGGCCTCATCAAAGGCGCGGACAAACTCAGGGGCAGCGTCGGTCCCTTTCAGTTGCATCTGGATGATCAGTGACGCACACACAAGATCCTGAACAGCGAGCAGGTATGCGGTCATCTCTGGGCACTCGCGCGGTCGGATGGTCGGCACATTTGGAAGGCTCATCATGTCATCTCTCCTCATTGGTTATCGGTTCCACATCCAGCACCGGCAGCTCAAGCGCGGGCGCATCCACTCCCAGCACCTCACAGAGCATCGGAACGGCCTCCAATAGCTGCCGGGCTACCTGGTCGGGGTCTGCCTCAGCCTGGACCCTGGCGTCTATCTGGAGCCTCTGTGGGGCATCGAAGCCCTCGACCCTGGCCTCCATGCTCAGCAGCTTGGCAATGGTGATGCTGTGCCCGTCCTTCTGGGCTTGGCGATAGGTCTGGTCCAGGCGCTGGCGCCAATGCGCGTGCCGGTCCTCCAGGGTTAGCTCGGACTCCATCTGTGCCCACTGCTGGCGTACCCATGCCGCGTCCCTCCTGATCTGCGATGGGCTCACCCCGTACCGCTCAGCCAACTGGGCTTGCACCCTCAGCGACCACTCCCCCGCAACTAGGGCAGCCTCTACCACGTGCCGGCGCTCCTGTATGGCCTCCGCTGTGCCTCGCTTGCCTGGCATGGTCTCCCCGTGTGCTGGTGTGCAGATTATCTGCGCAGCCGCCCCCCGTCAACGATCAGCCGCTCCAGGTACCGTCTGCATTGCTTACACGTCACCCGGTCAGGTATGGCGGTCCGGTCCAGGTGAACCCATCGAGCGCACGCGGTTCGCCAGTGGCCGCCGTTGCTGGTTTGCTTGCGCTGGTCTCCCGGTGTCCAGTGGGTGATCACCCGTCCCCCTTTAGTCCGTAATTGTCACGGGCCCAGCCATCCCCGGCCAGGTGGAATGCCCCCGCGCTGATCTGCCTGGTCATCGCTTCGGTGCATGTCTCGCAGACTGGCGCGGGGTCGCTGTGCTTTTGGAGCACCTCCACCCGGTGCCCGCATGCCTCGCATTGGTACTCATACAGGGGCATTATTCCTCCTCCCGGCGCCGTATCCGCTCAGCATGTAGACGTATCAGGGCCCGCATGCGCCGACGGAAGAATACCCGATCGTTCCAATATCCCTTGGTGCTGTGGTGGGTTGCCTTGGCATACTCCAGCAATAGGTCATCATCTGGCTCCTGTGGTGGCTGCGGGTCTGGTAGTCGCGGCGGTGGTGGCGGTGGTGGCGGTGGTGGCGGTGGCGGTGGTGGCTTGAGATGTTGGATCTCACTTCGTTTGATGTTCAGCTTTGTGCGGCGCTTGACCCGCTCCCATGCCGCGCGGTCCCGGTGCTGTTGCTCTGTCTCGGTGGGCTGTTTGGGTCTGGGGGCTTGGCACCCGTACCCTCTGCCCATGTGCTGCGGGACCATGGGCTGGCGTCCATTCGATACCCATACCCCATAGGTACCGATAACATTGCCCACCGCGATCCCACTGGAGCACCGGCACGATATGCGCTTGCATATGTAGCAGGTCTCTAGCATCACTCTACCCCCGTCAGTTGCTGCCATGCCCCAACAGGCCGGCCGGTGTCAGTGGTGTCCTTGATCCGCTGCAGGATCTCAGGGTGTAGCCGCTGGTCGGCTGGCAGGTGGGGGCTGGCGTGGGTGCCGTGGTAGACCGCATGGGTGAACGGGTCTGCCCTCATCTTGGCCACCATTGCCTCCCATGCTGGGACGGTGCTGGACGATAGCCGGGCACCCTTTGGGCAGTCGCACGCGGCCAGGTATGGCGTCACCTGGAGCTTACCCCTGGAACTGTACCAGTGGACCACCTCCCGCCATCCGGTATTGTCACAGGCCCCACACCCCTGAGCGGTAGCGATGTCCTGGCCTTTGCGGTTGGCCTGTAGAAACTCAATAACCGCGGCCACATTGGGCAGGGTTTTGCGGGTCAGTACGATGGCCCGCACCGCCTGCTCCACCTCCATATCGTCGTACCCCTGGAGGGCCTGGAACCAGTCAACGCGGGATTCCTCAGCCCATAGGGGGTGCTTGTTGTAGTTCCTCTGAATGATCCCAAGGATCGTCCTGATCGTCTCCATTCTCATATCGTTCTCCGTGTGTTGTTGGTCTCTATCCTAACAGGGGGACAGGTTCGGGTTCTGGCTCGTCCTCCCTCGCGCGCGCGATCTCTACGCTGGCCTGTCCTAGAGCGTGATCTGGATCTAGTCTAACAACGCGCGCACGTGTGAGGCGTCCCGGATCCGTCCCGCTATTGGTTGTAAGTGTTCGGTATTGCTGGCGCTTAGTGTCCCGGTCTGTGTCCCGTTCTGAATACAGGTCTAAATGGAGGGCCTTGGCTTCCTGCAGGCACTGCCACCCGCGGCGCTTAGACCAGCCCATATACGCGGCCAGGTCTCGCACGCTCAGCCG